GCGAAATGTGTTGGAATTGATTAAGGATAGGAAGATAGACACTGCTGGAATATGGAAGGATTCATCAAATGTTGTTGAGATGTTGGTTCTTATGAAACATTCTTTGCGGGATACTTTACAGACGTGGTTTGATTCGTTCGTGTTGGATGTTTTGATGATGTTAGTTGACAAAATTGTTGGTTATGTGGAAAAATTTATGCTGAATCCGTGGTCCCAGGTACCTACTATTGTGGAAGGTACCATTGTTGGCGCTTATGTACATGCTAAAAGGCCACTCGTAATAGCATCTTCAGTCGTTGATTGGTTTTCATATGCCAATCAAGTGGCACAACAATGGTTGGATAATCCTTATGCTATTCGTGATATCAAACCTAAGTATGAATGTACTAAGTATGTTTATGAAAAGTATTTGGCCACTCCTACCAAAATGGAACGACTCAGGAAAGAAGGCAAAAACCCTTTGTCTTTGAAAGAGTTTATCCTTGGAGGAGGTGCTTACGTTAGTGAACAGGAACGAGAACGTAAGCTTACGGATCCTGATTTAGTTAGGGATACTTTTTTGCCTGCCATATTAAGTTGTGCTGCAGTCATGTCTTTCATTCCTCGGTTTTGTGATAACTTTGCATCAATGTATACTGAGGCGGAAGTTGGATATATGGTTACTGTAGATGAGATCAAGCAGCTGGATAAAGAGGAAACACAAAATTGGTACAAAGCAAAGACAGAAATCATGAAGAATAATGTTCTAGTAGATGAAACTGTAAAGTTTTCTGAGTTGGAGAACTTAGTTAATAAAAATACAGTGTATGTTCTTGATACTAAAACTAGAGCAATATCTTGCGGAGTGTCTCCTCGTAACCAGTTTTTGCTACTTCCCGGTCATTTTGTAAAAGATTATATGAATCATGTTATAGAAGTTACCAAAGTTCCTCATAGTAGTAGTCCTGGAAATGCTAAGTTTCAATTTTGTTTAATGGAAAAACACGTGAGAAAGTTACCCGGTGATGTTGTTTTGGTTCATGTATACCAACTTATGGACCACATGAGAACAAAAGACATTGTTAGATGGTTTCCCTTAGAACCACCTACAGATGCAGACTCAGGAAGACTCTTGTACAAGACAAGTGAAGGACTAGTTAGGACAATTGATGCGAGTTATATAACTTTTCATGGAGAATTGAACAATGAGAATGTGATGTGGACTAAACCTAAGAATCCTTTCAGGGGACATCGATATTCTGCGAATACGTTCCAAGGGTTGTGTGGGTCACCTCTAATAGATCACACTCACAAGAAAAGTTGTATTTTAGGGTTACATGTTGGAGGGCGTAAGTCCGACTCTACTGGTATAAGTTGTTTTGTTGGAAGGAAAGATTTGGAAAACGCTTTGTCTAATTGGGATGATGCTTGTGTTGTTCAAGAAGGAGGTATTACGCTGGAATCTTACGGTAAGGAACTATTCGTTAACAAGACCTATTTCAAAAATCCAGTGTTAGATACAGTGGATAGGATTGATAATGTGGAATTGTTGGGATGTGTTGAGGTGCGAAAGACCCAAGTTGCTAAAGTTGTATACACGCCAATTTATGAAGATGTAATAAAGCAGTACAAGCTCGATATGGATTGGACTGCTCCAGATTTCAAATTTAATGGTGACAAACGACATGGAACTAGGTCTTTATATAGGACTTTAAGTACCAAAAAGACGTTGCAATATCCTTTAATTCTTGAAAAAGCCGTTAGCGACTACAAGTCCCGAATTAAAGAGGCATTGGACAAGGACCTAACATTTTGGACGGAAGAATTGACTTTGTTGTCGGATCACGAAATCGTAAATGGTAAAGGTATAAAATATGTATCGAGCATGAATATGAGTAGTAAGTTCGATGCACATTTGCCCGGCCCAAAAAGTGAACACGCCTATCAGGAAGAAGGCCAATGGTACTTTAAAGATTATGTGTGGGATGAATTTCGTAAACGAGAAGGCAAAATGAAAGAAGGCATTTTGTCATATGAACTTCTCGTTAACGCATTGAAGAATGAAGCAACGAAGAAATCTGCTGTTGAAGTGGGGAAAGTACGAAATTTCTTTATGTGTGGTACACCGTTTCAAATGATATTACGTAAATATTTACAAACCACTTGTAGATTTTTTTGTTTTTCAACACCATATACAGAGTGTTCTGTTGGTATTAATCCTCATAGTACAGCCTGGGACAAGATGTTTAAGGAAATTGAAATCTTTAGGTACCTTATTGCTTTGGACTTCAAAAATTTCGACCTTACGACATTATTGGAAATTTTGTCCGAAGCACTGGATCTAATCTTTTTCCCTCGGAATTACACACATCCACCTACACAACAGGAGCGTAATGTCCAAAAGTGCATCAAACATGCTATTATGTTTGCGCTTTGTGATGTTAACGGTGATGTTATGGTTTTGAAAGCTATCATTCCGTCTGGAATCAATTTGACTTCTATCGTGGGGTGTATTGTAAACTCTATTAATTTTCGTATGGCGTATTATTTTCTCAAGATAAGTGATGATCCTTTTCATGTGTGGTGTATTCTTCGGACTTTTGGAGATGATTCTTTTGGTTCGACGAATTCACGAAGGTTTACTGTCAAAAATATTCTTTACGCATTTGGTGAGATGGGCATTCAAGCCACTGATATGCATAAAAATAAAGTGTCTAATGTCAAGTTTTACAAGATTGGTGACATAGAATTTTTGAAGCGCAAAGGAAGGTTTGATAAGGATTTTGGTTTTAGGGTTGCGCCGGTGGTTGACGGGAGCAGGTTTAAGATGTTATGTTGCCATGTTCCCACGAAACACATGTCCATAGAAGCTGTAACTGGGCAATGTGTAGATAATTTTTTACTAGAGTCAGCCTTTCATGGTAGGAAAGTCTACGAAAAAGATTTGCGAACCATGAATGACCTAGTAAAGAAACACAATTTACAGCGATTCTGTCGTACTTTAAACATGAGTTTCGACGACAGAGTGCAAGATTGGAAACTCAAGTACTGTAAGGATGATGTAATGGTTACCGGCAAAACTGAAAAGAATTCCTTTGGTTTTGCTAGGCTTATGTCATCCTTTTATTGGAATTCCCAAAACTGGTTCGAATGGACCCAAGAATATAAAAATATTCATACCTGCAGTTTGGTTAGTAAAGCTGAAGACGATAGGACGCGGCTCGATAGAGCGACAGACCAATACCTTTCGGTCTTAAACAAGGTAGAGCTGG